CGAGGTTTTGGCTCACCTGCTGCTTCAGCAGCGGCAACCTCTTTGCGATAAACCATGAGAGCATCAAGGAAGTCTCTGTTGTTTACATAGTTTTCAGTCTTTCTTTTTGCCATCTTACGAATTATCCTTTGTCAGTATTGTAACATCATATCGTAGATAATGCAAGGGGCTTGACAGACCCCCTGAAAACTTGTATAATTAGCGATGTCGCGTTTCAAAGTTATTAGCTTCTTTTATAAAGATCTTCTAAAGACTTACGGGCTTCTTTTATTGAAGATAGATATCCTCTTTGATTTTTGATATCTACTTTTGTTGAGTCTTCTACTTCACCATTTTCTTTTTGTAGATACCTTTGATAAAATTTTTGAATCTTAGTATCTAATTCTGTGATGGTGAGGATGTGGTCTTTTTTAATAATAAACATCTCATCGTAAGTTGCTGCCATCCAAGATTCAAAAGTGAATCCCTTCATGGTGCTCTTACCTCTTTTCATTTCAATAACATTTACTAATCTAGGATTCTCAATAATGAGAACATCCTCATCATTATCGTAAGAAACCTTTGCAACGATTTCTTCGCCTGACATTAATTTTATTGATGCATAGAATTCTTCTTCCATATTACACTTTAATTTTAATTACTTCATAATTAAAGTTTTCTTCTTGGTAGATATTGATTCTTTCTTCTAGATGCTTTAACGTATAATTTTTATTTGGTTTCTCAGAAATGTCGTCAGCAATATCATATAGTGTTGCTAAATCTTTCCCTTCACCTTTGCGTAGCACCCTTCCAATCGATTGAAGATTTCTTACCCTAGACTTGGAAGGTGATGCGAATACGACGTTATGCAAATTTCTAATATTGATACCTGTGCTGAATGTGCCGTATGAGGCGATGATAACAGCATCTTTTTCACGCTCAGTAATGCTCCTGATTTCTTCACGCTCTTCAGTATCTACTCCACCATAAACAAAGAAAACCTTTCGGGTTTCACCTATGCTATTATTTATGCTGTCGTATAAAGGCATACCATGTCTTTCGACATAGTTAAACAACACAAGAGTATTACCATTCAAGTCTCTGACTAGATTTTTAATTAGATTATTTCTTTTCTTATGCTCCACAAGATAATCAATCTCATCTTGGTAAGTAAAGAATGTCTGAGGTTCGTGTTGTAGAAGAAGAATCTTAATTCTGAAATCTGCTAGGTGACCTTCTTTAATAAGTTTGTCAGTCTTTGTTACTTGAGCACATGGACCAAACAATCCTTCTAGCACCCACTTGTGTGTAGCAGACCCATCAAGTGTGCCAGTAAAACCAAAGCGATACTTTGCCTGATGTAACTTAGTCATAATGCCAGTCAAAGACTTAGACTTAAACTGGTGTGCCTCATCACCAATTACACATTCAAAGTCATCGAAGTATCTCTTAGGAAACTTGTAGATAGATTGCCATGTTGAGATAACAACTTCTTTGTCAGTATTCTTATCTTTACCACCATATACTTTATGGCAGTGCTCTTCTACATCCCAACCATAGTCAGCAAAGTCAGAATACATTTGCTCAACCAATGATGTGGTTGGCACAATGATAAGAATACGCTTGTGATTAGAAACATAGTAACGCACCAAAGAATAAATCATCAGAGATTTGCCAGATGCTGTAGGAGACAGTAGAAGTTTACGATGATTCTTCAGTGCCTCGTAGACTGCTTTATACTGATAGTCTCTTGGTTTATGCTTAGTGCAAATTTTATTCATAAAGTATTTGACACCCTCAAGAGAAATCAGGGGGTCTTTGTCATCTACATGTCCGTAAAACTTGTTGTCTTCAAAGGACAGATTGTAATTTTTAAATGACGCCCACTCCCTGAGGTGCTCTGCTAGTCCACAATACAACTCCCCAGTGCCAGGAGAATACAAACGAATCTTGCCATCCCACATCTTGTTACGATAGAGTGGCATGAATTTTGCATTAGGCACATCAAAGGTGAAGTAGTCTGACAACTCCATGTGGATAGCAGGCTCCGCACTGATGGTCATAAAGACCTCATTCTTCTTCTTGATTGTAATACTCATCTCAGTTTCCGTTAATAAACTTCTCCCACTCGATAGCGTTTTTAATTTGGAAACTTCTATTTGATACCATCTTTAAGACATTATCTAGATAGAAAAGCGCCTTGTTAATAAACTCTATCTTCATCTCAATGTTAATTAAATCTTCATCTGCCTCTAGGTAGACCTTCATCTTCTCAGATGTTTTTATCGCCTGTCCAAAAGGTTTATCTTTATAAACTTCGGGGTCTGCTTCTCCTTGATAATATTCTCTTTTCTCGCGTAGTTTAATGCGATACTGAAACTCCAACGCTGTTTTTTCTGTAGAGAAATCGTTGTAGTAGTTTAAATATTTATTGTGCTGGTAAGGGATGTCAAGAGATATTTGTGCTAGGTCTGCTGAATATTGTTTACTCTTGAATTGAAAATCAATCTTTGAATCTTCCTCCCATTCAGATTTAACATGATTAAAAAGTGAAGTCAATTCATTAAATTTCATAGTTTAACATTCAATTTGTTTCTTAATTCAAAACTGGTGTATTTGAAGACTGCTGTAGCAGTGAAGTATTCTTGGTCTTGGTCTCCTACATCAAACTGCACGTCAGATAAAGAAATTGGAAAGACGTTATCAAAGTGGCAGTAGGCAGCAATATTAAAATTGCTGGTTGTAATTTCTAGTTTACCGAAAGAATACTGTGCTTCTTGGTCACTGTGTTGCTCGTAAAGACCATTCTTTTTAATCCAGTTATGGATTGACATATAGTTTTCTAGGTCTTCGTCAATAATAAAGGTAACACTTAAGTCTCCTGTTTCGATGCCACCAGCAGCAGCGATTGGGAAAGACCTAAACCTTGTAGGCACTTCTGTGAATGGAAGTGATAAATCTGGGATGTTAGCACGTTGGCAGAAAAATTCTACACCAGGAAATATCTCCAAGTCCAGTCTAAAACCAACTGGGGCAAGGAAGTTTCTATTCTTTGGTTGTTCTGAATACCACCTTGACTGTGCCATAGTG